ACTTTGCAACACGACATTGACTCAATGCGCGGCCACGGCGGCTACGTTTTGGTCGATGAGCAAGGTGAGCAGGTGTTGGTCCAAGAGGCCAGCAAAGAACTACCGATGACGCCCGCTGTGCCCGTAAAGCGCATGGGCAGACCCCGCAAGGCAGTAACCATCTAAGGAGCACATCATGCCAATGGTCGGAACAAAGAAGTTTGCCTACACACCCAAGGGCAAAAAAGAAGCCAAAGAGATGTCGATGAAGTTGGGCAAGCCCGTCAAGTCCATGCCTGTTCGCGGTGCTCGCACGGCGACCAACAAAGCCAAAAAAGGCTACTGATGTCTACCTTCCAACTTGACCCAAACAATGTGCCGCTTGGTGTCCCGAGCCTTGGCACCACGCAGGTTTTCACTGTCACGAACTCTAGCGTTCAATCAACGGCATTTGGTGCAAACACCACCATGGTTCGCTTGTCTTGTTCGTTGGGCCATTGCCATTTTGCAATTGGCACAAACCCAACTGCAAGCCTTACAACTTCGCCCATGATGCCTAACAACTTTTCTGAAATCATCCGGGTCAGCCCTGGGCAGAAAATTGCGGTCATCAAAGACGCCGGGGTTGCTGCATCTACATTTTCTGTGACTGAGTTGGTATGAAAACCAAAGCCGAAAAGAAGATCAGCAAAGTCATGCGCGAGTTCAAGGCGGGTGAGTTGAACTCCGGCAAGGGCGGCCCGATTGTTAAGTCCAAGAAGCAGGCAGTGGCCATCGCCCTGTCGCAAGCTGGAAAGGCGAAGAAAAAATGAAGCCCGGTCTCTATTCCAACATCGCGGCCAAGAAAGAGCGCATCAAAGCGGGTTCTGGCGAGAAGATGCGCAAGCCCGGCACCAAGGGCGCTCCAACCGCTGCCGCCTTCAAGGCTGCGGCCAAGACGGCCAAAAAGAAATGAAAACCCCCGCCTGGCAGCGCAAAGAAGGACAGTCCAAGACCGGAGGCTTGAACGCCAAGGGTCGGGCGTCTTATAATGCGGCAACCGGGGGTGATCTCAAAGCCCCCGTGAAGTCGGGCGACAACCCAAGACGGGCCTCCTTCTTAGCACGCATGGGCAATATGCCTGGGCCTGAGATGAAAGACGGTAAGCCCACCCGGCTACTCTTGTCTCTGAAGGCTTGGGGCGCATCGTCCAAAGAGGATGCTAAGTCCAAAGCCAAGGCGATCTCCGCAAGGAACAAGAAATGAGACCTATATCTGTCGGCATCAACCCCACCGCTGGGGCGACCACCACGGTCTACACCGTGCCGACGGGTTATTACGCGCTGTTCAATCTGCTGTACGTCCACAACACTGGCGGCAACAGCAAGCATTTGACGGTGCAGTGGTACGACGCCAGCGCCAACGCTACCATCGACATCTTGACGGCAGTGACGTACACCTCCAAGTCGTACACGCAGTTTGACAACGCCTATATTGTCTTTGAAGAAGGCGACCAGTTGCGCGTCGCGCCGGAGGCCGCCAGCTCTTTTGCGGTCATCGCAACCTTTGAACAAATCGGATTGACACGCCAATGACCTACCTTCAACTCATCAACGACGTGTTGGTCCGGCTGCGCGAGACGCAGGTGTCGTCCAACAGCGAGACCGCCTACTCCACCCTGATCGGGCGGTTCGTCAACGACGCCAAGCGCCAGATTGAGGACTCGTTCAGTTGGAACGTGTTGGGCCAGACGGTGACGATCACCACCACGCCGGGCACGTACATCTACTCGATGACAGGTGCTGGCCAGAAGTTCCAGGTGATGGACGCGCTCAACACGACCGCCAACGTCGGTTTGCAGAACATCAGCTTCGTGCAGATGAACCGCTTCCAGAACTTGGTGCCCGCGATCAGCGGCATCCCCGAATACTATTCCTTTGACGGTGTGGACGGCAACGGCGACACCAAGGTGGTGCTGTACGCCCGTCCAGATAACGTCTACGTCCTCCCGTTTGCGCTGACCGTGCCCCAAGCGCCCCTGTCGGCTGACAACACACTGGTGCTGGTGTCTGACGCGCTGGTCGTGCAAAACGCCTACGCTCGTGCTCTGGTCGAGCGCGGCGAGGACGGCGGCTTGAACTCGTCCGAGGCGTACCAACTCTATCGGGGGATGCTGGCTGATCAGATTGCGCTGGAGGGCACCCGCTATCCAGAGAACCAAGAGTTTGTCGCCATATGAGCCAAGCCATTCAGACCGCCAGCGTTGCCGCGCCGGGCTTTTTTGGCCTGAACACGCAAGACTCGCCTCTGGACTTGGCGTCAGGCTTTGCCTTGGTCGCAACCAACTGCATCATCGACCAGTACGGGCGCATCGGCTCGCGCAAGGGCTGGTCGCGGGTCAATTCGTCGTCCGGCGCTCTTGGGGCCAACAACGTGGGCGTCATCCATGAGTTGGTGCAGGCTGACGGTACGCTGACTGTCCTGTTTGCGGGCAACAACAAGCTGTTTAAGCTGGACGGCTCCAACGCCGTGTCTGAGCTGACCTACGGGGGCGGGGGTACTGCGCCCACGATCACGGCCAGCAACTGGTCGGCGGCTTCGCTCAACGGCATCACCTATTTCTTCCAGACGGGCCACGATCCGCTGATCTTTGACCCAACCATCAGCACCACAACATATCGCCGCGTCAGCGAGAAGACAGGCTACGTCGGCACTGTGCCCTCAGGCAACATCGTGCTGTCGGCCTTTGGCCGCTTGTGGGTTGCGGATACCGCCACCGACAACGTGACGGTGTTCTTCTCTGACCTGCTGTCCGGCCACGTTTGGAGCACAGGCACGGCGGGCACGCTGAACATCGACCGGGTGTGGCCAAACGGCTCAGACGAGGTGACTGGTCTCGCGGCCCATAACGGCTTTTTGATTATTTTCGGCAAGCGCCAAATTCTGGTCTACGCCAACGCTACGACTCCCGCCACAATGAGCCTGAGCGACACGGTGGGGGGCATTGGCTGCATCGCCCGTGATTCTGTCCAGTCCACGGGCAAGGACATCTTGTTCTTGTCCAACTCGGGTATCCGGTCGTTTGCCCGCACGATCATCGAAAAGTCGGCCCCACTGGGCGATCTATCCAAGAACGTGCGCAACGATTTGATGGGGATTGTGGCGGGCGAGACATTGGCCAACATCAAGTCGGTGTACTCTGAGAAAGAGGCGTTCTACTTGCTGACGCTGCCATCGGTCAAAGAGGTGTACTGCTTTGACACCCGCACGCAGTTGCAGGACGGCTCGTTCCGCGTCACCAACTGGGACTCGATTGAGCCAACGGCGCTGTTGTCCAAACGCAATGGCGACGTGCTGATCGGCAAGAACGGTTACATCGGCAAGTACGGTACTTACCAAGACCACACATCCATCTACCGGATGCAGTACTACACGAACCACGCTGATCTGGGTAACCAGAACGTCACGTCAATTCTCAAGCGCCTCAAGGCCGTGGTGATTGGCGGTACCAACCAATTTGTGACGATGAAGTGGGGATTTGATTTTCTAACCAACTACCAGTCGGCCAACGTGCTCATTCCCGCACAGGGCATCTCTGAATACGGCGTTGCAGAGTATGGCGCTAACGGATCGCCCGTGGCTCAGTATTCAGAAGGCGTGGCGCTACAAACCTTGTCGGTCAATGCGTCGGGCAGCGGTAAAATCGTGCAAACAGGCTATGAGTTGAACATCAACGGCGCGCCTCTGTCAATTCAACGGATTGAGATTCAGTCCAAAGACGGGAAAGTATCATGAGCAATTACACCAAGAGCACCAACTTTGCGACAAAAGACGCACTGACTTCGGGCGATCCGCTGAAGATTGTCAAGGGCACGGAGATCGACACCGAGTTCAACAACATCGCCACGGCTGTGGCGACCAAGGCTGACTTGGCGTCGCCTACGTTTACCGGAACGCCCGCCGCGCCTACCGCGTCCGCGGGCACTAACAGCACACAACTTGCGACTACGGCTTTTGTGCAAGCTGCGCTTCAAACTTTGTATCCAGTAGGCTCCATCTATATCAACGCTGGTGTGACCACCAACCCGGCAACACTTCTTGGCTTTGGTACTTGGACAGCCTTTGGCGCAGGTCGAGTGATGGTAGGCTTGAACGGTGCTGATGCCTTGTTTGATGCCTTGGAAGAAACTGGCGGTAGCAAGGACGCTATTGTTGTGTCCCATAGCCATACTGCCACATCATCGTCTAGTTCTTCATTTACAGGTTCTCCACTAGCTGCTCACGCACATACGGTGGGCGGTCCTACTAGCGGTGGAGGTTCTGGGACTTCATTTGGAAATGTGCTTGAATCCCCTACATCTATTTCTACATCAAGCGTGTCTGGCGGTACTCCTTCTGGTTCGGTAAGCACATCAACTTCCACTACGGTTAACTCCACAGGCTCCAGCGCCACTGACGCTAACCTCCAGCCGTACATCACTGTGGCGATGTGGAAACGGACAGCATGATCACCCACCACTTCAGCGATGGTCTGTACGCCAAGCAAGCGGTTATCCCCGCAGGCACGGCTATTCTGAAGCACACGCATGAGTTCAGCCACCTGTCTATTCTTGCCCAGGGCAAGGTGGCGGTGCTGCGCGGCACGGAGATTGACATTGTTGAAGCGCCAGCCTGCATTGAGATCAAGGCTGGTTTGACGCACGGCGTCAAGGCGATCACGGATTGCGTTTGGTTTTGTATTCACGCCACCGACGAGACAGACCCGTCAAAGGTGGACGACGTTTTGATTGGAGATTGATATGCCTATTACAGCAGCCGTGATTGGCGGAGGCGCTTCCTTACTGGGTGGACTGCTCGGCGGCAGTTCCGCCCGTAGAGCCGCGCAGACCCAAGCCGACGCGCAGCGCGACGCAGCGCGTATTGCGGCTGAAGAAGCCCGCTTTCGCCCGGTCGGTATCACAACGCGCTTTGGCACGTCGCAGTTCCAGATGGGCATCCCCGGCGTTAACGCGCCTGTAGCCACTGACTTCGCGACGCCGGAAGAATTTCAAGCCGCGCAAAGCGCGTATCAAACGCGGCTGCAAAGAGAAGGCCGAGTCACAGGCGCGGGCTACGAGCTGGACCCACAACTGCGGGCCATGCAAGACCGCTTCTTAGGTCTGGCAGGTGGTGGGCTGACGCAAGCCGAGGCAGCGCAGCAACAGTTCGCACCCTTGGGCCAAGCGGCTCAAGGTCTGTTCGGCCTCGGCCAGCAGTACCTGGCGCAGTCGCCTCAAGAGGCCGCGCAGCAGTACATGGCTGGCCAACAGAACCTTTTGGCCCCAAGCCGTGAGCGCCAGTTTGCGCAGCTCCAGAACCAATTGTTCCAGACTGGCCGTGGCGGTCTGTCGGTCGGCGCGACAGGCGCTCGTCCAAGCGGTGCTGCGGGTCTTGGTGCTGCCAACCCCGAGATGGAGGCGTACTACAACGCTTTGGCCCAGCAAGACGCTGCGCTGGCAGCCAACGCCATGCAAGCCGGGCAGCAGCAGACAGCGTTCGGTGCGGGTCTGTTCGGCACTGGTGGCAACCTACTCACGCAAGGCTACGGCGGCCAGGCTGCGGCTCTGGGCCCGTACCAAGCGTACCTGCAAGGCGCGACTGGTTTGGAAGCCCTTGGCCAAGACCCGTTGAACCTTGGCTCGGCGCTTGGCGGGCGCATAGCCAACCCCGCAGGCGGTCAGGCGCTCTTGCAAGGCGGTATGGGCGCGGCGCAGAGCCAGTATGCGGCCAACGCCTACAACCCGTTTGCCACGGCTTTGGTCGGTGCGTCGCGCAACCCTGCGCTGATGCAAGGCGCAGCCAATATGTTTGGCGGTGGTGATGCAAGGGGCTATATGCCGACCAATTTTGGAACTGGGTCTGCGTTTGGCAACCAAGACCTTGGCGCGTTTCTCTAAGGAGTAAGACATGGCAGAAATTGTGCAATCCTTGTTCGGCGTTTCGCCGGAGTCTTACCAGCAGGCCCAACAGCAGCGGGCCGATGCCCAGGCGCTGCAATACGCGCAACTGACACCCTTCCAGCAGGCGAACTTCGCCATTGGCCGTGGGGCGAACATGCTCGCTGGCGCTATCGGCGGTGCTCTTGGCGGCCAAGACCCTGAGTTGCAGCGCATTACGCTGCGTCAGCAAATTGCTGGGCAATTGAATCCCAACGACTTGTCCACCTTTGACAGCGGCATTGAGATGCTGCGACGAGGCGGCGATGGCCAGGGCGCTTTGATGCTGCAAATGGAAAGAGACAAAGCGCAGCAGCTCTCGCTGATTCGTCAAGACCAAGAACTTGCGCGTCAAGATGCAGCAACAAAACGACGAATTGCAATGGAGTCCCAGGCTCGGACGCAACAGGCTCAATCTCTGTTGCAAGGCGCATATCGGCCTGCTACGCTAGAGCAACAGCAATTTGTTGAGGTGGATGAGCAGGGCCAGCCAGTGGCAATCCCAGCTCGTCCAGCGTCTTTTAATATCAATCCTGTCTTGCCTCAACTCATGCAATCCCCAGAGGGGCGAGCAGCCATCACAGAGCAAGCCAACTTGCTGCCAGCATTGCGAAAACTTGGTGCATCTTCAATGCGTGAGGAGAACCCATTTTCTACTTTCATTGCTGATGCAACCATTCCCAAAAATGTTCAAACACTTGCACAGCAATACTCAAAGAGTTTTGCAAGCGGAGTTCTTGACCCTGAAAAGGCTGATGCAAAAGTCAAAGAGTTGGCTGATATGACGCAGCGTGTTCAGCAATTTGAGCAGAATCAGCAGCAGATTAAAGACAACCAAGCCATCATGCAATCGTTGCGCCAGCAAGGTCTTGAGAACTCTCAGCAAGCTATATTGATTCAACAAGGCAATCAAGCATTGCAAGCACAGAACATTCAGTTTCAGCAAGACATAAAGCGCCAACAAGAGGCTGCTAAAGAAGAAGCACGCAAGAACAAACCGCTGCCTTCTTATTTGGCAAAAGAGGAGGAGGCCGACTTCTCTGCCGCAAGCGCAGCAACCAACATTGCCACAGATGCGTATGGATACATCAACAGAATCAAAACGGGTGAGATTAAGTTTGGAGTCAAGGACAGAGCCAGTATTCGGGCGCGTCAACTTGTCGGCTCTGGTGCGCCTGATGTGGTGGCGCGTGAAGAATATGACCGATTTGTGGAAAACTTGGTGAACGAGAGTTTGCGACTGAATAAGGGAACGCAAACTGAAGGTGATGCTGTGCGAGAGGCCAAAGCACTGAAAAGTTCTGAATCAAAAGAGGCGGCTGCTTCTGCAATGAAACGCTTGATTGAGATCAACACTCGACGTGCAGAAAATGCAGCAAGTTTGGTAGACAAGCGCCGAACCAATGCAGGTTTTCCCCCGCCACCTCAACCTATTACTGTTCCTCGGTTTGATGTTCAAATCATTACGCCAGCAGAATACAACAGCTTTTTGAAGAATCCGAAATTCCCAAGTGGCACAGTTTTTGTTGATCCAGATGGCGTGAGAAGGGTGAAACCATAATGGCAAACTATCAAGATGCTCCACTGGCTGATCAGCCACAGGCTGGTCAACCACAAGCCTTCACCTCTGTCCTTGGCCCTGGTGTTCCTTACTCCGGTCCAGCCGAGGCACTTCGCTCAATTGGTCAAGGCTTGACCTTTGGCACTTTGGATGAGATCGAAGCGGCTGTTCGTACTGGTGCAATCAGTGGCCCTGAGTATGAGCGCCAGCGCAACCTTTTGCGTGAGCAACAGAAGCAATTTGGGCAAGACAGCCCCATTGTCAAGACTGGTCTTGAAATCGGTGGCAGTCTGATTGCGCCACTTGGTGCAGCCAAGCAGATTGGTCGACTTGCGCCAGCAACGCAATCTTCCATCATTGGCGAGACTTTGCTGGGCCAAGCTGGCCGTGGTACTGCCATTGGCGCTGCAACTGGTGCGGCTTCTGGCTACGGC